GGCTGCTGGTTTTGCTCAAGTTAGAAATATTGAGTCACAAACATTTGAAGGAAATGCATCAAGATCAACAACTAATGTTGGAGTAAGTACAGGTGGTAGTTTTAATGTATTAAATCCATTTCAGCAACAAGGAGGAGGTACAAATGTATTACCTCCTAGAGTACAACAAACAACTACTGGAGGAGGAGCTGATGTTATTGATACAACGCAAGGTCAAGGAGGAGGACAACGTGTAATAAAAACATATGTATTAGCAGGTGATGTAACAACAGCACAAGCTGCTGATGCTAAAATTAGGCAACAAAGAAAATTATAATGAAAATCGTTGAATTAAAAATTGATGACTCACTAATAGCAGGTATTGATGCTGTTGCATTAGTTGAATCACCAGCAATTGAACAAGACTTTATAGCGTTTAATAAACAGTATTTTGAGTCTTATGATGATTATCCACAGGCGGCAGTTGATGCGGCTAAGCAAGGTATTAAACGTAATAAAGAAATAGATAATGAATGTGCTACCCAAGTAGGTAAAGTAAGAGCACAACAATTAGCTAACCGTGAACCTTTAACAATTGACACAATTAAGAGAATGAGATCATTTCTTATTCGTCAAAAGGATAATTATGAGTTAGCACAAAAAAGAAAGGATTATTATGCTTGCGGATATATTAGTTATTTGCTTTGGGGTGGCCCTGCTGCTTTACCTTGGGCTGAGAAAAAATTAAGACAGGCAGGTATTGAATTTAAAGATGAAGTAATGCAATTTGCAGCCGAAGGTAGAGATGTTTATTTAATATCTTGTTCTGCTGAAAAGAAAGATTACAAATGTGCAGCTAGTGAATTATATGATTCTGCATTATTTAAGAAATCATTAGACTATACCCGCAAACAAACAGAAGATAAATTTATTAAAATCATATCAGCACAATATGGTTTAGTTGACTTAGATCAACTCATAGAACCGTATGATAAAACATTAAAAGATATGTCAGCGGACCAGCGTAAAGAATGGGCTGAATTGGTATATGACGCTATATTAGAGAATTTTAATGTTGATAAAGATAGATTTATATTCTTGGCAGGTAATGCATACACTGAATATTTGTTACCTAAATTTAAATACAATAAAGATTTATTAGAAGGTAAACGTATAGGTGAGCGTATGGAATACTTAGATAAGTTCTATAGTGTTACTAATAACGCTTTCTATGCTGTTGAACATAAATTCAATGGAGTTGAAAAAGCCATTATAAATGAAATTATAAGACAGGAAATGGCAGAAATAGGTCCACGTGGTGGAGTTAAAGCATCTCCTAAAGCACCTAAATCAAAAACTAAAAATCCAGACCCAAAAGGTCAAGGTACAGCTAAAGGTGATGCATCAACAACACGTGGTGCTGAAGTAGATAAACAAACAGAGGAAACATTAAAGAAAAAATCAGATGACTTTAATGAAAAATATAAAGATAAATTAGGTTATGGTGTTAATGTAGGAATGTTAAAATCCGTTTATCAACGTGGTTTAGGCGCCTATAACACATCCAGATCACCTGCTGTTGCAAAGGCTGGAGGAGCAAAGCAGTGGGCATTAGCACGTGTTAATGCGTTTTTATATTTGGTTAAAGAAGGTAGACCTCAAAATAAAAAATACACTACCGACTATGATTTATTGCCTGCAAAACATCCTAAAAAAGAAGAAATGTCTTTAATAATGGATGGTTTAGGAATTGACGTAAGTGGATTACCTGACTATGTAGGTACTGGTTCAATGGCTAAAGTAGGCACTCCAGGACCTAACTTTTATGATGATAAATTCTCAAAACAATTAGTTGACAAACAAATGTTAGTAGGCCCACTTATGACGCCTAATAAACTAATAGCACGTGTTAATGAGGATGGTGAAGAATATTATGTTTACTTTACTGAAGACACTGTAGAGAAACTAGCCTACAAAATGATGGAAAGTAAATTAACTGATTCAGTTAACATTGAGCATGATGGTGATCAAAAAGTAGATGACATTTACTTAGTTGAAACATGGTTAGTTAAAGATCCTGAAAAAGATAAAGCTAACTTATATGGTTACCAACCTGTTAAAGGTGAATGGTTTGGCATATATAAAGTTAAGAATGATAAGATTTGGGATGAATATGTTAAGACAGGTAAAGTAAAAGGCTTTTCAGTTGAAGGAATGTTTACTCAGAGAGTATTAATGAATAAATTATAATATGCCTATACCAAAACGCAAATCAGGAGAAAGAAGAGACGATTTTATAGGTCGTTGCATTGCAAATTTAAAAGATGAATATCCAGAAGATCAGGCGGCAGCTATATGTTATGAGCAACTTTCTGAAGGGGATTCATCTGATATGTATAAATTGAAACAACATAATTCCCTTAAAAAAATGACAAACTCAGAACTAAAAGAATTAGTAAAAAAACATTTTTCTTTAGTCGAGGCTCCTGCTGAGGAAGTAATTGAAGAGACCTTTGGTGAAATTAAAGACATCAATAAGGCCTTTACTCTTAAATTCCCAGGTGATACATTAGAAGTAGGTGATAAAGTTACTGTTGTTACTTCAGAAGGACAAGAAATGGACGCTCCAAACGGTACACACGAATTGGAAAACGGTACTAAAATTGTTACTGAAGATAGCGTAGTAAAAGAAATCACAGCTGCTAGTGAAACAGCTTTACAGGAAGAAGAAGACGAAAAGAAAGAAGAAATGGCTGAAGTTAAGGAAGAAGTTGAAGGTGTTGAAAAAATGGAAGAAGAAGAAGAGAAAGAAGAGATGATGATGCCAAACCTTGAAGACATAGTTGAAGCAGTAGTTTCAGGTGTTAAAGAAGGTATGGAAGAAGAAATGAAAAAGATGAAAGACAAAATGACCGAATTCGAAAAGAAGATGGAAAAAATGTCTGCAGCACCAGCAGCTAAGAAAACCTTACCTACTCCAACTAATGAAAAAGTAGAGGCTTTTAAGTCCTACGTTCCTAAAAATGCTGATAAAATCGAATTGATGAGATCAGCGATGAAAAACAAATTTAAAAAATAAAATTAAAATTAAAAAGACATGAGCTTAAACGTATCAGCCCTAACCGATTTTAACAACGAAACCGCGGGCGAATTATTATTGAAAACTGTGTACGCTGGTTCAACTATGGAGTATATCACGATTCAAGAAGGTATTAAATATCTTGAGCCTATCAACATTTTTGATGTTGATTTGTTCATTAACAACTCTTCTTGCTCTCAGGATCCTTCAGGTTCAGCCACTTTCACACAACGTAACATTCAAGTGTGTCCACGTACTTCATTTGACGCACTTTGTTTAAAAGACCTAGACACTAAGTATCTTGGAATCACTTCATTGGAGCCAGGTTCTTACAACACTACTTGGAAATTAGCTGAAGCATATTCTGAGTTGTTAGTAAATGACTTCCAGAAGAAGAACGACCAGTTCTTATGGGGTCAAGTATCAGGTTCATCTTCTACTTATGGTGGAACATGTGCTGTTGATGGATTGAAAGTATTGATCTCTGGATCAACTTCAGGTGTAGTAGTTCCTTCTGATATCACTGGATCTGCATTTAGTCCTTCTCAATCATTAGAAATCATGGATACTATGATTGAAAACTTATCTTCAGATGTAGCAGATCGTGACGATTTGACTTTCTTCATGAGTGTAACTAACTTCCGCAAATATGTTGCTGGAATTAGAGCTGCAAATAACTTCTTCTTCGATCCTGCAAGCATCGAAAACAGAGGTAACTTGTTACAAATGAACTACCCTTACCAAAACATTAAAGTTGTTGGTACAGTAGGTTTGCAAGGATCTGATCGTGTAGTATTAGGACCTGCTAAGCAAATTGTAGGTGGTACTGACTTGATGAGTGACTTTAGCGAGTTCCAATTGTGGTACGATATTAACACTGACACTTTGAGACACCGTATCTCAACTAAGTTAGGTGTTCAAATCGCGTTCCCTGAGTACTGGGTTTCTAACGATAGAGCCTAATTGTTTAACTAATTAAAAGAAAGGAAAATATATAATGGCAACATGTGATATTACAAGCGGATTTACCCTAGGTTGTAGAGACAACACAGGTGGTATAAGAAAGTTATACATCCTTTCTGGTTCAATTAGTTCAGTGTCAGGCTCAACAGGCTACATCGAATCTATTTCTGGATCAGGAGATTTTTATCAGTTTGAATTGTTTAGACAAACTTCAGACTTTAGTGAGGCAATTACCTCAACTCCTGAAAACGGAACTGTATTTTACGAGCAAACACTTAATGCAGTGTTCTTTAAATTACAGTCAGCAACCAGAAATCAGATTAGCGTATTAGCTAAAAACCCTGACTTAAGAGTAGTAGTTGAAACTAATAACGGTTCGACTGACGGAGTAGGTAAATTCTTCCTATTAGGTCAAGAGAATGGTGCTCAATTATTATCAGGAACAGGAGCAACCGGAACGGCGTTCGGAGATTTAAATGGATATACTTTAACATTTACTGGTCAAGAGCCAGAACCAGCATCAGAAATTTCAGCATCATTAGTAAATGATGTTTATAGTTTCTCTGGAGTGTTAGACGGTATCTCTATTGTTTAAATAACATAAAACCAATAAAGGGTTACGTTAAATGCGTAGCCCTTTTTTTGGTGAAGAATAAAAAATATGCTTCAATTTAGCTATAATCAACCAACTAATTCAAATGCTATTTACCCTAGTCCAGTAACTGCATCTGCAAATTTATCTACAATACTATTAGATTTTTCTCAATCTTACGATTTATCAACTACACCAGAAGTTATAGCAACTGTTTTAAATACAACTGGGAGAGGCAATCCCTGGGTTGTATTTTCAATTACTGGCAGTTCAGCACCAACAGCATCTGGTCAATATAATGTTGATATTTGGGAGTATGAAGCAATAGGAACTTTAGGTATTTGGATTAATCAAACAACAGAATGGGATGCTACAGGTATTAAGTGGAATGGAACAGGAGGAGGCGTTACTAGAACAGTTAAATTAGCTACTGAAAGAGCATATGTATCAGGGTCAAATGAGACCACAATAACACAGTACACAAGTCCAAACGAAAATGGACAATATTACGTATACAATGGATAAATTTAAATTTAATACTTTTTCAAGAACAACAAGTGAAAAATTTGATCCTTTTGAGACCAAAGAAGATCACTTTATTAAATTTGGAGAGTATAATGATTTTCCAGGTAAATTAATTCATCTATTTAATAACTCATCAATTCATAATACTTGCGTAAATGCCACAGTGGAAGGTATTACAGGTGAAGGTTTAACATCAGATAAACCAGAATTGTTAGAGAAAGCAAATTCAGATGGTGATACTTGGAATGACATTTTTGAGAAAGCGGCAGTTGATTATAAACTGTTTGGTTATTTTTGCTTTGAAGTAATTTGGTCAATGGATAGAACTCGCATTGCTGAGGTTTATCATATTGATGCTTCATGGATTAGAGCTAAAGAAAAAGACCACAGAGGTAAGATACCTGGTTATTTTATTTCTGATGAATGGGATAGAGGATACAGATTCAGAGGTACTATTAATTTAGAAGATAAACAATACCTACCTGTATTTAATCCAGAAAAAAACGCAGAAGAGCCATCTCAAATTTATATTCATAATCCTTATAGACCAGGTCAACGTTACTATAGTTTACCTGATTATGTTGGTGCTCTTAAAGTAATTGAATTAGATACAGAAGTAGATAACTTCCATGTTAACAACATAATGAATGGTTTAGCACCATCATTAGCAATTACAACATTTACTAATGCTGATGAGGACCAAAGAGCCGCTATTGAGTCAATGCTTAGGATACAATATCAAGGTACTGACAATGCAGGTCAAATGATTTACATGGACGTTGATTCTCCAGAAAATGCACCTAAAATTGAGCCAATACCTCAAAATGGTGCTGATGGATATTATACAGATATTAACGATATGGTAATGCAAAAAATATTAACTGCACACCGTATCACATCACCTATGATCTTAGGTATTAAAACAGCAGGTCAATTAGGTGGTAGAGATGAAACAACTGATGCTTATTTATTATTTTTAAATACAGTTGTTAGACCATTTCAACAAAGTTTATTAGCTTGTTTAGAGTACTTAATTGAATATCAAAATCCAGGTGAAGAATTTATATTAGGAGTTCAACAATTAAAATTATTCTCAGATGGTGAGGAAGAAGTTGATGTTGTTACTTCAGATGAATCAGAGGCAGGTGATGATAATGAATTAGAAGCAGATATTGAACAAGCAGAAAAACAAGCTAACATTGATATAGCTAACGAAACAATAACAGAATAATGACCGATACTTTTATCATATCAGAAGCAAAACTAAGACAATTCGTTGATTTAAATATTAATGTGTCAACTGAATTACTTAGGAATGCAGTGCGTGAAGCACAAGACATT